ATAGGCCCGCTTACACAAGCTTTTTGTAAAAGAAACTCACGAACCTCCCCCTGCTCACCACAGGGATGAAAGGAGAGGATGTGAATGCATTACAGCTTATGAATAGGATATCTACCCAATTCCGCATTGGAAAGTGGACAGACCCTGGTACCCTAGGTACGCAGGTGGCGCATACGCGGAAGACCGCAGAGCGCCAAGCATTCGTTGCGAACACGTTAGAGAACTTCAGGTGGTTAGCAGAGCTACCTAAGAAGTTTCTCGAGTGTGTCTCCCTGGAGAGGGTGGCAACGAAGCCGGGTTCGGTGGAAGCCTGGCAGTTCCCAAGCAACAAAAAGGAGCCGAGTCCTGGATTGACACCCAGGCCGCGAGGGCTCAATTACTCAGAAACCGTTCTGGTTCCCACCTGTGGGGATTTTGAACAGTGGCAGGCCGCGGCAGATTTCTGCTGTGGTTACCTTTGTGTCATCGAAGATTCCTACGCCAAAGCGAGGACTTTTGATTTTCACACTGCTACTACGCCGTTTCGCCACCTGATCCTCATCGAAAAGAGGCTACAGGTGAAGTGGATCAAGTATTACACTGCTGCTCCAATGTCTCAGATCCTGAATGAAGAACTCCCTGCGACGCCCACTGGCGTGCGCACTCCGGTATTCTTCTCCGGCAAATTTCGGAATTTTATGCATCAGCGCTGCCTTCCACAGAGGAAGGGCGGCACTCCTGATATTCGCAATCTCCGGAATGCCTTCAACCTTCTTCAAGGTGTCAAGAAGGCATGCCAGCCGATCTCCAAAGACTTCATAATCGAAGCGTTCAAAGAACATCGCAAAACCATGAGCACCCCATGTGCCGTCACCGAGGAGCCTGACCGACTTATCAAAAAGAAGTATCAGGACATCTGGATGCACGGTAGGTGGGGGGGTCGGATTGATTGGTCCCAAAGGGACGATGAGGGGATTCCCTCAATCGTACCGGGACGATGGGATAGGTACAAACCTACCATCTTCAAACCACCCGGACCCGCGGCCACTCTCGAGTGGACCCGTGGCGACGGAGGCGGAAGCCTCTACGCTTATGTTCTAAATGAGAAGTTCGACCGCAGGGAACGACTCGTCCAATCCTACATCATTAACCACCAGGTACTAAACCATCTGGCGAAAGTAGGTATACTGGATGTTTTCGTCAAAAGCCACCCCGATTTGGAGTTCTTTCGAGTGAGACCTCGTACCTCTGGAGGTCCGTTCTGGGCCTGGCACGAGCCTGATCCAGCCGAACTCACCGGTGACACCCAAATTTCTGATGACTGGCAATGCCTGCCGACTCCTTACCCAATCGGGGAAGAGAGACCGGGCTCTGTTGCCACTCGTCATGTTTCGGTCTCCGGGGAAACCTATTTATCGTGGTCAAACTACTCCCCCTCCTGGGACGAAGTTATGACTTTCTACGACAAGGACAACCCCAAGAACCACAGAGTCATGGTTGAAGGATGCGTCGAGCCGCTCAAGCTCCGCACGATCACTAAAGGCCCCTGCCACAGGAAGTGGCTGAGCCAGTCATTACAAAGAGAGATGGCCGAATGCCTTGACGGGCTTTGGCAATTCAAACTCAACAAAGCGAACACGGACACCAGACTGGTGGACCGTCTCTATCGTGAGTGTGAGAATCTCCATCGCAAATTCATCCCTAGTACCAACGGACTACCACTTTGGTGGTGTTCCGGAGATTACAAGGGTGCGACAGATTCCATCTCTATCCATCACACAAAGGCAGCTTTAAACACCTTGCTCCTCGACGCACCTGAAAGGGTGTCCGAGGCCTGTAAGGAGCTGTACCGCGCCGAGCTGTTTGAACAAATCGTGTCATATCCGGAATGGACTGGCATCGAAGATGTTCAGCAGGTCAACGGTCAGCTGATGGGATCCGTCCTCTCGTTTCCCATCCTATGTGTGATCAACTTTGTCGCTTACTGGGTCAGCCTCGAAGAGCACTATGGAACGACCTTAACGGTCAAACAGGTTCCATGTCTCATTCACGGAGACGACATCTTGTTCCGCACCACTCAGGAACATTACGACCACTGGTCAAATGTCATCACCCGCTTTGGGCTTACAAAGTCTGTTGGTAAAAACTACTTTCATCAGAAAGTATTCACCATAGACTCCGAGCTCTGGATTGAGGGAAAGACTCACGGACAGGTTAACTTTAAGAAGTATTTTCCTATCAACTGTGGGTCCCTCCTCGGATCGAAGGTCGATGGTCGCGCCGACTATCAGAACGCCCCCATTTGGGACAAGTTCAATTCTTCCATCCGCGGCGCACTGGACAAAGAGCTTTTCGTCAAGCGATTTCTCTGCTTCAACCGCGCAATCATAAAGCCGATGACCTGGACCAAGGATGGTTCACTCAACCTTTTCCTTCCCCACGAGCGTGGGGGCGTAGGATTCGTGCTGCCCTGGCAGCCCAGCGAAATTCCTACGAAGGAAGATGGCACTCCACTCGTCTATCTCACCAAACACCAGAAGAACTTGGCTTCCGCCTTGTGCAACAGTTTTCGTGAGTGTGGCCCCCTAAAGGCGTTCGCCATAGTGGGGGTCGATCTAGAGCCTAAGAAGACTCAAGACGAACGGAGGTATCGCCTCCCTTTCAAGGAAACTTGGAGTCACGAGTCGGAGAACGCGCGGGAAGTCCCGGGCGAAGTCTCTGACCCCGTTCTCTCCAGCTTGCCACCAGGAAAGAAGGATGAGTACCGTCTAAGAAAGCCAAACTACAAAGACTTGAAGAAAGGATCCCGGAGATTCCGGTTGGTCCCCCACCCACCCATAGCGCCACCCCGAAGGGAGTTCCGGCGCGTTGGTGGTATGGTGATTCAAGATGATGTATCGACGTATCCGACAGAGCTCTTCAGCTTTCCGTACGTACGCACCCGGGTCCTCGAGCCCGAGGTGTTTTGGCGAGAAGTGGTCTGGGCCACTCGCAGACTACAACGAGTGGAACCTGAACGACTGCAGTACACCGACTGGTTTACTGTTCTCGGTCGCGTGTTACATGTCAAGGCGTGCTTTGCCGTGCACGACTACATAACTAAGGGGATTCGTCCCCTATAAGTTTTGCTCTCTGCCATAAAACCCTAACAGGGTTCAGACAGCACAAGACAAGAAACACGATGGTGAAGAGAAGTTCTCTCTACCAACCTCCCAAGAAGGGAAACACAAAGAAGCCGGGGTCGCGCCCCGCACCACCTAAGCGGACTTCAATCAAGAAGTCCCGCAGGATGGGCACCTCGTATAACCCGGGGTCGCCCGAACGACAGTGCGCAATGCACTATGCCGAGACGATCCTGAATCCATTCGACACCCCTTCGGGGGCCTGTGTCCCTGTCGGTCCATGCCTAGACTCCGCAAAACGGAAAATCTTCGCGCGTGGAATCGGACAGGTTCAAACGAACGGATTCGGTGGGATTATCGCAAACACCAGTTTGGTCAGTGACTCTACTGCTGTTGTGGTCACCAACGGAATCGGTACCACTGGGAACTCCATTCAAACAGTTCCAGCTGCTGGAAACACTCTTGTTACCAGTAACAGTGAACTCGTCGAAGCTGACTTCTCCAGCAACAAGGCCCAGGGCCGAGTTGTTGGTTGCGGAATCCGCATCCGGTATACCGGGAAGCAGGTCGACATGAATGGCACTGTTTACGCTATGGAACAGTCGTCCCATCTGAACACTGCTGGGTACACCCCCGAAACTCTCCTAGCTTTCGACAAGGTGAAACCTAAGAACTTTAACCGACAATGGGTTGTTGCCTCCTGGCAACCAGTTCTCCCCTCGGAGACTGCGTATTCAACGAACTATGCGGCAAGTCCTTACCCAGCGGTGGCCTATCCACTGATAATCCTTATCCAGTGTCAAAGCCAGCCTGTCGGCGAGACCCTCCCGTTCGAATGGGAGTGGTTCCTTCACTACGAGGCTATCGGAGAATCCGCCCGCGGAAAATCCGTTAGTCATGTCGCACCCATCGAGGGCGCGAAGGTGATGGCCGCCCTGCAGTCTGCTCCAACTGGCATATTTGACAACGTCTCGAACCGATTGGTTCAGTCGAGTCAAATTGCCCGTCAGATGGCAGATCATGGCAGTTCATGGAGATTCCTAGG